AAAGGAATTTCACGTTATGGGATTATGAATGGAAATTAGAAAAGAACACATACCCTAAAATCAAAAATCTATCGTAGATATGGACATTTTGTAATATTACCATATTTATTACTACAGACAATTATCACACTATGCCAGTAGGAAATCCCAATATACAGAATCAAGGGAAGAAGTTCACAAAGAACGATTCGAGAATTAATAAGAAAGGTAGACCAAGAAAATGGATTACCGAAATTAAAGACCAGGGTTATGCTCTATCTGAGATAACCGACGCAATCCAAGTATTAATATCTTTGGATGTGGAACAATAACACGAAATAAGAAATAACCCCAAATCAACTGTCCTTGAAATAACAATTGCGGCAGCAATCATTAAATCAATACAGAAGGGGGATTTGGATTCAATAGAAACCCTTATCACAAGGGTCTTCGGGAAGCCGAAACAGGAAATAGACGCAAAGGTTGACATAACTAATCACGTCATCCGACTTAAATTTGGAAACACAGAAGATGGGAATAGTTAAACACGGAAAATCAAACTTAGCAGAATATCATATTTGGAAATGTATGAGGCAGAGATGTAATAACTCTAATTCACATAAATACCCAATTTATGGAGCAAGAGGAATCAGAGTATGTGAAAGATGGGATGACTTCAATAACTTCATAACTGATATGGGCATAAGACCTAGTGATGATTATTCAATAGATAGAATAGACAATGATGGTCACTATGAACCTTCTAATTGTAGATGGGCAACAAGGTCGGAACAAATGAAAAATAGAAGGAAATATAAGATGGGAAATAATACTTCTAATAGGAATAAGGGAATGATATATTCCGAAAATACAAAAGATAAAATGAGTGATATAATTTGTAGAAATAAATGGGGTATGGAAAAATATGATTTAATTAGTCGATTGATACTAAGTGGTGAATCAATCAGTAAGATAAGAAAAGCGAATAATATTCATTATACAACATTAGTGAAACTAAAAAAAAGATTAATAAAAAATGGCGAAGACAACGAATAACTCAGTTAGGAAGATAAGCTTCGGAAAAAGGAAACGAGGCAAACAAAAAAAATCATACAATAAACACGATAGCCGTAGCAGTTATCATCGAAGAAACGCATCAAGATAATATGTCAAAGTCACACAAGAGAGGAGGTGCTAAAATGCACCGTAAAAGAGTTAAAGCAAGAAACGAAAGAATCAAACAAGAAATTAGAAGTATCGAACACTTAAAGTTAAAAATCTTCCAAGAGGCAAAAGAAAGATATGAACAAGAACAAGCTTCGGGGGTTAAATTGAACTTTGAAAATACAAAAAAATAAGTCTATATTTGTTTCATGGCGATAGTGTATAGACATATTAGATTAGATAAGAATGAACCATTCTACATCGGGATTGGTAAAAACTCAAATAGAGCATTTATAGAACATAGTAGAAATGATTATTGGAATGCTATAGTTTCAAAAACAAAATATGAAGTTCAAATATTGTTTGATGATTTATCTTGGGAAGAGGCTTGTGTAAAAGAAAAAGAGTTTATAAAACTATATGGTCGTAAAAATAACAACACAGGTATACTTTCTAATATGACGGATGGAGGTGAAGGAACTTTAGGTTGTAAGCCTTGGAATCTCGGTAAGGAAGGACATTTGAAAGGAGTATATGGTAAAGACCACCCAAGATTTGGATTACCAAGTGAAAAAAAAGGAATTAAATTATCACATGAGGCAAAAATAAAAAATAGAAACTCTCAACCTAATCGTAAAAAGATAAAAGTAATAGATTACAAAACTGATGTTGTTTTATCAATATACGATGGTATTATGGAAATGATTAGCGAACATTTTGGTCTTAATAAAAATGAAAAGGGATTTAACGGAACACTAACTAAAGTTAGAGAGTTCATAAATAATAAACCATATAGGATTTGGAAAGGTGTTAAGCATTATAGAAAATCCTATAAAGGTGTTCGTTTTGAGTTAGTGAATGAATAACGAAATTACAGTTCAAGGATTTACCCCACACATCAAACAACAAGAATTAATAGACATCTGTTTAGATGATACTACTAAGTATATTGTTGCTTCGGTTGGAAGGCAGTGGGGTAAAAGTTTCCTTGCTATGAATGTTTTATTAAAATGGGCTCTCGAGCATAATAACTCTGTATCTATGTGGCTCGCTCCAATCTACGGACAAAGTAAAAAAGTATTTCAAGAACTGTCTAATTTATTATCGAACACAACACTTACCAAATCAGTCAATAAGAGTGAACTAACAATTACTTTCATCAACGGGTCAATAATTTATTTCAGGTCAGCAGAAAGAGAAGACAACTTGAGGGGTAATACTTTGGATTATCTTGTTGTTGATGAAGCGGCATACATTAGAGATAGTGTATGGTCTCAAGTATTACGTGCGACTGTATTAGTGAGAGGTAAGAAGGTATTATTTCTAAGCACTCCACGTGGTCGTAATTGGTTTTATGAGATGTCTTTGAGAGGTGATAGTGAAGATTACATTCAATACAAGACATTTAAGGGTTCATCGTTCGATAGTCCATATATAAGTGAAGAAGAGTTGAATGATGCGAAGATGTCATTACCTGAAAGTATATATCGTCAAGAAATCCTTGCCGAGTTTCTCGAAGGTTCTGGTGAGGTGTTTGGAAATCTTAAACTAAGCTGTATTCTACCAGTATATCCCCAAATCGTATCAAATGAAAAATACTATGCAGGACTTGATTTTGGTCGTCAAAATGACTATACAGTGCTGACCATTGTCAATTCCAAAGGAGAAATGGTCGATTTTTATCGTGAAAGACAGAAGTCATGGGATATCATTTTATCAGAACTATTGGTTAAATTGAGGAAATGGAAACCAGTGGTTTATGCCGAAGTCAATAATGTTGGAGATGTCTTGTTTGAGAATCTAAAGAAACAATACCCCTCGATTCAACCATTCGTTACCAATAATGAATCCAAACAGAATATGATTGAGGATTTGATTATGGGGTTAAATGAGAACAAATTACTACTACCATCACCAGAGTTAAATGCAGACCTATACAAGGAGTTAAGTGTTTTCACTTATGAATATTCACCAAAGACAAGAAAGGTGAAATATGGAGCTCCCAATGGGTTTCATGATGACTGTGTAATCAGTCTAGCACTGAGCTATCATTCATTCAAAAGAAAAGCAACTTATGGCACTTATGTTGTCAGATAAAGTTGTGGATAAAAAAACAAAAAAAGATATTTTATAATATATGAAAGAAATAACAATCACATATAACGACAGAGACTTTCAAGTATCTGAACCTACGATAGATATGTGGACTAGACTATCTGCGTGGAAAGACATTTTGGAAGAACAAGACTTTATTCTCAAATTGATTTCTGAATCAACAGGTTTAACTGACAAGGAAATTAGGAAGGCTGATTGGTATGATATTATGATGGTCGGTTCAATGTTGACTGAGTATCTGACATCACAAGGAGATGAGTTTATTAATGAGTTTGAGTTTATGGGGAAACGTTATAGATTCATAGATTTACCAAATTTAAGTTTCGGTGAATTTATTGATATTGATACCGTATTATCTAAGGAAGAACATGACAGAAAAATGAGTCTCAATTTACTTATGGCAATGTTATATCGTGAGGTAGGAACAGATAATAAAATAGTTGAATATGATTCATCCAAAGTTCAAGAAAGAGCAGAGTTATTCAGAAGATTACCTGTGAGATACGTTCATGGAAGTATGAGTTTTTTTTTGCGTTTAGAAAAAATATTACAAAAACCTTCACTAAAGTATTTAGTGATATCGAAATTGATGAGGATGAAAAAATGGATAAAGAAACAGAAGAGGAAAGTTTCTCGAAGTATTGGGGATGGTTTGGTGTCCTTTCGTCAGTGGCTAACCAAGATATTACCAAGATTGGGGAAATAACAAAATACCCCTTAACTTATGTTCTGAACTATTTAACATATATGCAAGACCTAAATGAGATAAAACAAAAACAGATGAGAAAACATCTTAATCAATCAAAAGCTATATTATGAGTCAATACCCATTAGGTAGTTATAACTTTAAGAAGATTGTCAACTTATTAAGACAACTGCAAACATACCACGAACAATTACAAGCATTCGGTATCGGTGATATCAATCAACTAATCTACTATACAGAAGAAAGATTAAAGATAGATAATACAGAACAAAACTTAGCCCCATATTATCCATTGATGTATGTTATCCCTCAACTGGCAACAACAGATGGTAGACAAACAGTATATACGTTTGATATACTTGTTATGGATATCCTTAACACAAAGAACTTTGAGAATGAGATTGATGTGTGGTCTGATACTTTAGACATTCTTAAAGACGTTGTGGCTCAGTTAAAGTATTCATTAGATGCTTGTTACTGCACTTGGGATATTGACTATCCTGTTGACTTCACCCCATTCAGTGAAAGTTTCGATGACTATGTGTCAGGTTGGACAGCCAAAATAAAACTTAAAATACCTGATGCTATTGATAGGTGTATTGCTCCTTATGCGGAGTTCCCACCTTGTGATAACAATTCATAATCATGCAGAACATTCCACTCAACACATATAACGCTGTAATGCAGGACTTGGCTAACAAGTTCGCACGTGAGTTGAAGGTATCTTTAATGCAACCATATCCATTCGCACCAGGTTATTCCAAATCAAGAACACCATTCGGGACATCACCAAAGGTTGCTTCAGGTAGTTTATTGGATTCCATCTCAGCAACTTATAACCCCAATTCGAGTGAGATAACTGTTGAGATGTTGGACTATTGGAAATATGTTAATGATGGTAGAAAACCAGGAAAATATGCTCCATTAGATTCAATTAAGGATTGGATTAAAGAGAAGGGTTTAAAAGGTAGAAATAAAAAAACAGGTAGATTCATAACCAATGAGAGTTTTGCTTGGGGTATCAATACAAACATCAAGAAGTTTGGTATTGCTCCGACATACTTTTATGATAGAGCTGTTGAGAACTTTGAGAAATACTTTGAAGATGACGTGGTTAAAGCATTGGATATTGATATAGAAAAGTTTTTCGATAAATTATTTGAACAAAATACACAAAATTGAGTATCACATTAGAAATATTACAGAAGCCGTTACAGATAACGCCGACAAATACTAATCATGTCTTTAACGTAAGAACATCGTCTTATACTGAGACTGATTTCCAATATATAGTTGACATCTATTTCAAGGGGAATTTAACCGAATGGTCAGCAGCAACCACGAACAATAGAGCTTGTAGATTAAAAGCCAGACCAAATCAATATGGTAATGCAATCGTAGACTTGGAAGAGGTAGTTAGAACATTCTTAAATGCTAACGCCAGATTTACAGGAACGACTTATCCATATCTCAACTATGCTTCAGATGTGAATAAGGTAATCACATTATCAGACGCACAAGAAACAAGAGAATATAACGCATCAAACTTATGGGCTGGTGGTAGTCCAAATACAACTGTTGACCAATTATGGCACGTATCAGAATATAAGGCAGTCTTTGGTTATACATATACCTCAGGAAACAGCACAGTTGAAGAAGTTAATATCAATTCATCATGGAATCCTGACCCAATTATAATATTCCCTGGTGTTGATAATAAGATTATTCCTGCCCCATTCTTATCAGGAGCAACAATAGACAATCAAGGTCCAAACTGGTTCGCACAAGAGAACAAGAATCATTTATACTATGACTTATTTAGACACGTATATCAGTCTGGAGCAACCAATACTCAATGGAGTTGTTCCAATGATATTGCTGACTGTGGTCCGAGAGAGTTCTTAAATGCTGCAGGTGTTTATGAATATTCAATTATATCTCAACCTGACGTTGTGGATACCAGAGTTAGAAGAAGAATGCACCACCCTGATTGTCCAATAGTTATTTCTTTCTTGAATGGTAAAAACGATTATTTCACAAACGACATTTATTCGATATCCGTTAGGAGTTCTTTAACTAAAACAGGTAACTATACTTATTCAGGTGAGATTGCTAATAGGGTATCAACTACTTTACCAGTGGTTAAAGAGGGGTCAAATTCAGTATTCAAATTAGGAGTATTTTATCTACCATATAACATAACATCAGGTAATACATTGAACTCTATCCCAACCAATTCTGAAAAGGTTTGTTTCTACGGAACAACATATAATGCTAACAAAGATTCAAGACTAGCATTCTCTTCAAGAACAACTGAGATATTAGAGTTTTATATGCAAGACAGAAGTTGTATAAATAACCCCGTTCATATCCTATTCTTAAATGCTAGAGGAATGTGGGACACTTATACTTTCGGTGGTAAGTCAGTTAGAAAATATAGTATCACAAGACCTCAATACAGACAAGAGGTTACACTCAATAAGTCTTTTTATAATCTTGGTTCATATCAAAGAGGTCAAAGGATATATGAACAGGATTTAGACTTGATTTGGGACGTTGAAACTTGGTATTTAGACCAGAATGACGTTCAGATTTTACAAGAGATTTTTATGTCTCCTGAGGTCTATATTATCGATGGAACAGTAATACAAGATAACACTTGTCAATCTTGTTTGGAAGAGATTAGATTATATCAGAACCTTATACCGGTAGTAATACAAGACAAAGATTTTGTTGTTCTGAAGAAGAAGTATCAGAAACTATATCAATATAAAATGAGTCTGTTATATGCAGGCTTTAAGAGACAAAGAAGCCAAGGTTGATAGTTTCTGAACTCATCTTATATTTATAATTAAATAAATATATTATGGGAAAAAAATTAGAAATTAAACAAGGTGAAAAATTATATAAACTACAAGTGATAAAAGAAACAGAACCATATATAAGTCCTAAAGGTATAAAATTAAAAAAAGCTTTATTTATATGCGAATGTGGTAATTTAACAAATGTTTCATATTCATCGGTTAAATCAGGACAAATTAAAAGTTGTGGTTGTTTAATGTCTAAACCAAGAAAACATGGGTCAGCCTTCAGAGGAAAACAAACGACAGAATATAGAGCGTGGTGTAGTATGAAATATAGGTGTTTGAATCCAAATAGTAAGGATTATTATATGTATGGAGCTAAAGGTATTAGTATATTTCAAGAATGGATAATATCATTTGAATCATTTTTGAGTTATGTTGGAAATAAACCTTCAAAAGAATATTCGTTAGACAGGATTAATCCGTTAGGTAATTATGAACCTGGTAATGTAAGATGGGCAACACCTAAAGAACAAAGAATAAATCAAATAAGAATGAAACAAATTAGTTAATGAATTTACAAATTAGCTGCCAGGTTGCTGGTAATACAGAGTATATAGAATTATTTGGAACAGATGCCGTGACTATGGATTTATCTTTCGCCGAGATACAAGACATCACCAAAAAGAATAGTGCATACTCAAAGGAGTTAAATGTTCCTGGTAGTAATAACAACAACTATATATTCAACTATTTCTTTGACTTGAATCAAGTTCCTTTAGACTTTACCCCAACCAAGAAATTTGAAGCTCAACTTTTATACAATGGTTATATAATCCAATCAGGATATATCAGACTTAATACTGTAACCATCGAGAAAGAAAAGAAGACTTACAACATAACTTTCTATAATGGTATTGGTGATGTTGCAGCAACCATTGGGGATAAGTTCATGAGAGAATTGGACTTGTCACATTTAGACCATCCATTTACAGATGACGTGGTATATCAATCTACTTTGGATTATAATCTATTTCCATTAACAGGAACAACAAACTATTCATATCAGAATGGTAAGACATACTGGCCTCTATTGAATATAGGATACAATTACACTGATAGTCTCTCAGGTATTAGTAGTTATTATGTTGCAACATCTGTATCAAATATTTCAATCAGTTCTGGTTTAAAGACTATTGTCACAAGTATACCTTTACCATTCGTTATTGGGGACACAATTAGATATACAGATACATCTACTGGTCATTATATACAAGGGATTGTAAACTCAATAAATGGACAAACAATTACATTTTTACCTAACGTAGGTTTGGGTAGTGGAAATATAAATTCGGGGACAATTAGTAGACAATTAATTGAAGGACAACAAATAACTGACCCAAGAACATCACCTTTATTATTATTTGCTCCAAAACCTGAGATACCAAACTACATGAGTTTCTCAGGAACACCTATACGTTCTTATTATGCCAAACCAGCTATACAAGTATCTGAACTTTATGAACAGATATTTTTACAGAATGGTTATATGATTGAGTCTGAGTTTTTCAACACATCATATTTCGATAGATTCTATTTACCACTTAAATTCTTAGATGATACAATTTATACCAAAGGAGCTGTTATACCATGTTATACTTTCAGTGGTTCATGTGGTGGTTATCCTTGTATTGATACAGTAAACATTGGTGGGTTTGAATATTCCAACCAAGTTAGTGCAACGACCTGTAATAATGTTCCGTTCTCAGCAACATCAACAGGATTTACAATAACCTCAGGATTTACTGGTCAATATACCTTTCAGGTAACAGCAACCTATACACTCGAACCTGATGGGTTCAATTCAGCAACCTTTGGAGCAGGTTTAGACTTAAATGGGGTTCAATATGGTATTGGTAATGCGTCAGCTCCTGCTAGTCCCGCCGGTGTTTTCAGTTATACAAGTTCATGGTCTCAACAATTTGATATAACAGGACAAACTCAGGTTGGTCTTTGGTTCGATTTTGGAACTTCAAATCTATCTTATTTGACCTCATATAGATTTGATATCTTGATAGCTCCTGGTGTTATTATTGGAAACTTTGATTATTCAAAAGAATTTCCCGAGAATGATTTCAAGCAGATAGATTTTATAACAGGTATCAACAAGTATTTTAACTTAGTTTGTGTTCCCCATACAACAAAACCCAAAACGATTGTTATCGAACCTATGATTGACTATATAGGTAAAGGTAGAATTTTGGATTGGACTGATAAGATAGATTGGAATTCACCGATAACAATATCCCCTGTAACGAATATATTCAATGGGACGTTAAACTATAACTTCAAGTTAGACCAAGATTACATTAACCAACAGTTCAATATTGCAAACAACAGAATCTTCGGGACATATCAACTACAATTATTCCAAGACTATAAAGACAACAATATCAACTTTGATACGATATTCAGTTCACCAACTGATGTGGATATCAACAATACCAATCTACCTGGTTTGACAGCTCCATCGATGGCTACAATCAAAACAGAGGATAAGAGTGGAACATCAATACAAAGATTCAATCCATATAAGATATTACCAAGACTTATGTTTCGTGGGGTAACATTACCGAATGAAAACTATATGTTACCAACATCAGGTGGAACACAAAACTATTGGATTGAAGATGAGACTTTTGATAGATGGTCTTTGAATAATAGATTCACCACATATCCTTTTTCATTTACAGGATTTTCTCATTATATCAATTTTAATGCTGAGAATACCTATTCAACTAGACAAGAAATATTCCCTGACCAACAAGACATGTATGATATCTATTACTATGACTATGTGTCAGATTTACTAGCACCTGAGAATAAGATAATGAATGCAAAGGTTTATCTTACCCCATATGAAATTGCTGATTTGGAATTTAACGAAAAGATTATAATCAGAAATGCGTATTGGAGAATCAATAAGATAAATGGTTATAATCTGACTGAACCTACTTTGTGTAATGTGGAGTTTGTAAAGTTAACAAAGGATTATACACCACATCCAGTCAAGTATTACGACCTAATTAATTGTAATACAGGGGGAACAGATTATCATTCTACCTCCGATATGAACTACAATCTATATGCTTACATTGGAAAATATGTTAACATATTTACTGGTTCAACAACAGCATATACATCAATAGGATGTTTCCAAGTAGTCGAAGGAACACCTGATATAAATTTTGACTATAACCCCGTATTTATAGGTAGTGGGTATACTCAAACAGGAGTTGCAGTTTATGATAATTGTAACTGCACTGGTAAAACCTCATTTGATATAGTTCAACAAAATTATTAGATATGCCATTTCCTCCTACCCCAAGTCAGACTGCGTCAAACACTCCAACACCGAGTATCACATCAACATACACTCCAACGATAACACCGAGTTTAACTCCTTGTCCGTATGTGTGTTGCTTACCACAGATGTTTCCAACATCATTCCCTGCTGCTTATGTTTCACAATTTATGTATCTACCTGATGATACAATATTGGTGATGAATAATACTGATAATGTTTTAGGTTTGCCTAACTATGGTGTTTTTAGAATGGATGCTTGTGGTAATCTCTTGAATAGATATAGAATACCTAATCTATTCGGAAGTAGTGGTGGTAATGGTGGATTTGCTACACAGAGCGACGGAAAGATTGTTGTGGGTATGGGAAGACAAACCTTTAGAATTAAAGCCGATTATAGTGATGTTGATACAACATTTGTTTCAGGTTATACTGATGCAAACTTTGGTATTACAGGTGTAATTTGTAATGACCTTGACGAGATTTTACTTGTTGGGTCTATGGGGTCAAATTGGACTTATTCTGCTGGCACCATAAACTATAATACGAATATCTATAAATTACAACCCAACGGGATACCTGATAATACTTTTTCGGGTAAAACCATTACAGGATTAGGTGGTGGTGCTGATGATAGTGAGATAAAAAAAGATTATAACACAAATAAGTTCATATTAGATGGAACATCTACCACTTTCGGTAGTTCAGTTTATCAAGGTGTGGTTAGATTAAATAATGACTTTAGTATTGATACGACATTTAGAGCAGCAGGATTTTCACCATCAGGTATAGATGGAGGACTTGTTTATTCAGTTGAGCCATTATCCAACGGACAATACTTGGCTGGAGGAGCAATAATAAATTATTCTGGTTTCTCAAATCAAGATTTCCTTATCAGGTTGAATAACGATGGTAGTTTGGATACAAGTTTTGTATCAGGTCTTTCGTCATTACCAATATCATACATAAGTGATATTGTGGTTCAATCAACAGGTAGAATAGTTATTGCTCCAACTGGAATTGGGCCTGTTAGATTGTTGAATAATGGAGGTGTAGATACAACATTTACATCAGGAAATACCAACGGTTCTACTGTAAGTTTAATGTTATATCCTAATGATGCTCTTTTGGTTGGTGGGTATTTTTCAACATATAATTCACAATCATATAATAAGTTAGTTAAACTTGATGAAGATGGTGAATTAAATATGTGTCCTGAACCTTCAGTAACCCCTACGATGACTCCGACCGTAACCCCAACAAGAACTCCTACAAACACACCGACTCAAACACCAGGATTGACTCCAACAACAACACAAACTCCTTCTATTACGCCATCCACTACCACTCCTGAATGTTTATGTTATTTATTCTTAAATGAAACAGGAACTGGCGGGGATATAAACTATTTGTTATGTGGTGCTGGTTCTCCAACTGTGGAACAATTAGGAGCCGGTCAATCGGTTAGATATTGTATTGATACTTCTTACACACCAACAGGAGACCCTGGTATCACGATAGTTCCTTGTTCTTCAACAACGACTTGTGTTTCAAGCACAGAATGTGTTTCTTGCTCCTAATATAAATAGACTATGAGATTATCTATATCCCCAACTCCAAGTAATACTGCGACGAACACTCCAACTGTTAGTCCAACTAATACAGTATGTCCTACAAGCACTCCAACCTTATCAATTACACCTACTATTAGCAGAACACCTACTTTAACCCCAACGATTACAAGAACACCTACTTTAACACCTACCATCACAAGAACACCTACGAGAACTCCTACCAACACACCAACTTTGACAAGAACTCCGACAAATACACCACCTGTTGTAAGTCCTACAAGCACTCCTACTAACACTATAACTCCGAGTATAACTCCAACGCAAACTCAACCCCCTACTTCAACTCCAACTTTAGCTGAAATTATAATTTCTAATAATTC